ACTTGGAATTACCGCCAGTATTGTCATCCCGGCATTGATTCGCGTAATACCTATTATCCATCCAAATTATCCGGTCGATTAACAAGCACTGTAAACAGTAGTCTATGTCAACCTTGAAATAGTCATCCCGGAACCTGTATTTACGGCCAATAATTCCGATGATACAGCCGACCCAGCCGTTCTGAGAGAACGGATCGAAGCCTTTATACTTACGTATGTCGGTCTGGAAGAATCCGAACACATGCGCCCCGGCGTCCTTGGCCATGACCGCCGTGTTAATCAGCACATGGCAAAATTCCTCTTTATCCGTCCGGCGTGTTTCTTCCCCGGTCAGACAATAAAAATATTTAATGTCATCGTCTATCATGATGACAGTTTCTTCCGCGACGTTATCCAGCACCCAATTCCGAAGCTGACCCAGCCCCTCGATGCTGTCAGGAACGGTCAGTATCGGATTGCTGAATTTTTCGCCGTACTCTGCCTCTTCCGATTCCGGGACTAGAATCTCAACCCAATCCGGTAACAAATTCGGTGTGTTCGCTATATCACTCCGGGATCGGCTCAATATCAATATCCGTATACCCAATAATTTTAAGTAATCTTTTTCCGTCAAGAACCCTGCCAACTCCTATTTTTTTGGTTTCACCATACCCGGCATTGACCTTTTTGATATCGAAGTGAGAGAGGACGTTTAACCAATCATGCTGATTTTGGAATACAAACACTATGTAGTCATGATGCTCGAACGCCTTTAACTGCATTTCTTCATAAAGCTTTTGGCTGTTGCTTACTTTGGTTTCGTCGGTATCGAAGCTGAACCCAAACCTGGACATATCCATATCTTCAAGCTCACTCAATTCAAGGGCAAGGATATTATCTATCCATGAGCTTTCATTGGTCTTGTTATCGGCCAATCTGAGAGCCTTTTTCTGCTTCTCAGTCAGCCCCTTGGCAACCTTACAAGGAACCTCTTTTTTCCCCATTTCTTTGGCGGCAAGCAAGCGCCCATGTCCGATAATGACAACGTTATGTTCGTCAATGACAAGAGGTTGCTGCCAGTCGAAATCTGTAAGGCTTTCAACGATTCGATGAACCTCTTTTGCCGGGTGCTTCTTAGTGTTTTTCTCATACGGTTTCAGTTCGTCAACCGGAACGTTTATAATTTCCATGTGAAGCCCCCATACTCACTATTTTTTATGCCCCCACGCCACTTAGCCTAATGTTTTTCTCGGCGCCTTTGACAGTAATCTCAAACTCACCGGCCATTTGATAAATACGGCTGCCGATTGCCTCGTCAATATCAATTATGTCGTCAATGGTCTTTTCGCTTGAAATTAACGTTGTTTGCCGGTTGACATAGCGATAGTTTAAAATCTCAAACGCAACGTTTAAATCCGCATCTGTATATTTGCCTTTGAGGAAATCGTCAATATACAGCACCGGCACAATTTTAAGCGGGTTGATTAGATTCCGATATTCCTCGTCGTTGGTTGTATTGGCTTTGATCTGCACTATTTCATCACGCCAAGGCATGTAGTAAACCTCATGCCGCTCAATAACCTCGCGACAAATTGCCGTGCAGATATGGCTTTTCCCACAGCCTACCGAGCCGCCTATGTAGAACCATTTTTCTGATTGTTCAAGGAATTTAAGCGCTATTTCTTTGATGCTTTTTTGCCATGAATACGCGGTTTTGTATTTGTCGAAGGTGTAAGCGTCTATGACCTTTACCAAGCCGCTCCTTTTTAGGCGGAGCTTATTGCGGTAAACAACCATACACTCGCATTCACGAATAAGGATACAGCCGCGCTCGTCTTTTCTGTGCAAAAAACCGGTGTTTTCACAAATAGGGCAATCTATGCCCATGCTTTCGCGGTTTTCGCGGAATATTTTATCAGACGGGCTTATAGAGTTATTCGACAACGTTGCCATATCGTGGCCTTTTGTGTTTTTCCGAAGTTCCATTAACCGCGCCGCTATATCCTGTATTGTTTCCATCCGCGCCCTCCTTCCCGTGTTTGAGCGCTTTTTCCACCTTACGCCGCTCTTCTTTTTTGCAAAATTCCTCAAGCGTGAATACCTGCTCCCTGACGCATTTGTCTAAAATACTCTTGGCATACACCCAATTGCGCGCACCATATTCAAAGCTGCAATCAATGGCCTTGTAGACGAGCGCATCTTCTATGCCTTGGGCAGCAAAATCACGAAGCTCCTCAATCGCTTTGGGGTTAAGCAGCCCAAAATGTCGTTCGTAATAGAGGGCAGCGTTTATGCTTGTGTCCGGGTTCGTGTCCGTTAAATGGACACAAGAAGCTTGTGTCGTTACCTGTGTCCGTTTATCGGACACATTATTAACAACAACAACATAATCCATATTCATATTATTGTTGTCATTGTTATAATGATCCGGGCCTGTGTTCGGGCCTGTGTTCGGGTCTGTGTCCGGACCTGTGTTCGGGTTCGTGTCCGTTAAATGGACACAAGGGGTTTGTGTCCGTTTAAAAGACACAAGGGTGTAGGCGGATGACTGATTCCCCCCTCGATCTCGGAAGCTGATTCGACCGACTTGCCGAAGCTTGTTACGTGCAATATAAATTGCGCTTCGCTTGAGATTTGTCTTAGTTTCTAAAGTTGATATGGCTACTGCAAACTCTACTGGGCATCCGGCTTTATACCATGTATGCGCCAACGCGCCCCATAAGCAGATGCATGATGTTCCCACGGAGTTTGTTTCGAGCCAATCATAAAACTGGCATATCTCATTTTGATATAATAAGTCGGTCAAGCCGCCACCCTCTGGTTATGTAGTAATGTAATTATTTTGTACACGGCCATTCCCCGATTTTAGTAATAGGTATAAACCTCCGCGCCCGTAAGCTTTTGAACGCGATCCTTAAACATCATGGCATTGCCGTTATCACCGGATATATGCAAAAGATAAATTTGTCTCACGTTGCTTATATCATTTGCCCGGAGCATTTCAAGCAAGGTATCAACGCTCATATGGCTCTTCATAGTCCGCTTCGCCACGAAAGGGTCAACCGCGCCAATTTTTACATTGTGAAGCAAGATATCCCGGTCATAATTACATTCGCATAGAATATGTGTCAGACCATTAAACCGGTATTTTACATAGAACGTGTCTGTAAAATACAGTAGTTTTTCTCCGATCTCCCGAGAGTACACAACAAAACCTAACGGCTCCGCCGAATCATGCTCCACATCGAATGCCAGCACATCGAATGTGCCGATAGAGAACCCTTCCATACTTCTGACAATGTGAAGCCTGTGACCCTTCCAGCCATGCGATCCAGCGGTGCCATGTGACGTGTAAACATCCACGCTCCGCCTCATAAGCTCAGTGGCGGCTTTGGCATGATCAAGATGCTCATGAGTTATCAAGCAGCCGCCTAAACTCGAAAGGCTGAAGTCGCACCCCTTTTGGATAGCCGAAAAAGGTATACCGGCATCCAGCAGCAGGGACGTTTTTCCGTCTGAAATGCGATAACTGTTTCCTGTGCTGCCGGACGCCAATATTTTGATCTGCATTAGAAATCAGGAGCGCCCACGGTGCCAGCATCCATATCTAGTCCAATTTGCTCCAACCCACCGCCGTTCGGCCGTGGGAGCGCCGGGGGCGCCTCCTGCCCTTGCACATCAATTGTGATGGCGTTGGCGTGTTCGTATATTTCCGTCTGTGCCTCCATTTCCGCGATTTGCGCCTCACGCATCCGCATGTATTGATAGTTGTCGTCAATCTTCTTGGGGTCGCGTGGAATATGCTTAGAACTGTAAACCTCACGTTTGAGAGTTTTCAGGCACATTTCATCAAACCAGCCTTCCAGTTCGACTTCGACCTGTTTCCCGTTTTCCCAGCGTTTAGCTTTACCGCCCCAAAATTCCGCCGCTGCATACTTAGGCTTGCGCTTTAAAATGTCTGAGAGCTTCATGAGGATAAGTTTGTTTTTAGTAGGGTCATCGTATTTGATATAACCGAACCCGCCCACCACTTCGCCCCGGTCAAATGGGTTGACGATTGTAAACTCGTAGGATTCTATTATGTTGTCCTTGCATTTCTTGATTGGCTTGAAAATATCGGTGGAATAGACAAGCTCGATGATAGTATCCATAGGAGTTTCGACCGCGTATTTTTCTGCGATATACTGTATGCCGTTATATCCCGGCATGAGAGTTACGTCGTATTTGTCGGTCTTTTTATTACGAAATGGAACAGGGTAAAGGTGATTGTCTTGCATCATATCCAGCCCCATGCGAGCGTAATGCACGACATCCAGAGCCAAATCAGTCAAGTTCACATTGTCCCAAGTGCAAGCGAGAGTAACGTCATATTTGTGATCCCTGTTGCTATCATTTTTCGCGACACGGCTTTCCTCCGCTATTTTCAGGGCGCGGTCAATACCGATAAAATAGCCTTGAATAAGCTGGCGCTGGAAATCCGTGATTTGCAGGCCGCCGACTATGTTGCCGCTAAATTCCTGCATTACTTTGTTAGTAAAACGCTCACTGTGGCTCAACTTTGTTTGATCTGACGCTTGAAGGGCGGTGTTTTCCTGCAACGTTTCTTTTTTTGTTGTTCCTGACATGTAAATCCCCCCATTAATTTTGCGGTGTATTATGCCGCTATCTCCATCCGAAGTTTCTTATCCGGTTCGCTGACAACCAGGCGTATAAGCTGAGAGTCAATGTCCTGTAAGCGCGTCACGCTTTCGGCGTTATCAACAAACACAGGGATTGATATATCCCAATGCCGCGACAGAGCGTTGATGATTTCCAGTCCGGCATTAATCCTCGCTGCGTTATTGGCGAATGTATACTGCA